CTTTATCAAAGTTCATTACAGAAAATAAAGAAATTAAGGTACATAACGTTTAAATTCATTTGGTACATCTTCTTCTTCTGCAATTCCGAACTTTCTTTTCAGCCTATCTGCAATAGTCTTGAGGATCTCGGATCTTCCACCGCTATCTTCATAGATGCTTCTTGCTCTGAAAGCTGAAATACTTCCTGAAGTGACTGGATACTCAGGAAGGATCAGTAACCTTAGACATCTAATTATGTCTCTTTGGTTTTGTCCTCCTGTCGTAGTCCGACCTAGGAAAGTAACTTCACTTGGAATTCTTGAACAGACGGTCTTGTCGGGATTGAGTCTCCAACCTAAGCTAGCAACATTATATGCCATAACTTCAGGATTGTAGTAATCTCTGTCACCGATAAGCGAGTCGTCACCTTGCGTGTAACATCTGTCTGGACCTCTGTTAAATTGAAGTCTCCACATGTATTCTACACGAATTCTGTTGACAACTGAACCTACTATTGATGTATAGTAGCTGCCTGATGGTATTCCTTTGTGAGCCCAATAAATGTGCCCGTCTGGAGCGCAGATCTTCTTGTGAATGAAGAGCTGTCTTGAAAATTCAAATGCTTGTTGAGTTATAAAGTTTGGAAATATAACCATTGTCTTTAAAATGTCAAAAGCTGCGTTGATTTCAAATCTGCTCACAGTGGCATCAAATTTAGACCAGTCAATGCCATACATCCATCTGCATGTGCTACTGAGTAGTCCAAGTTTTCTTGGGACGTTAACAGTTGGATCGCTTCCTATCTGATAGAATGAATCCGCGTTCTGAAATGCTTCAAGAATCGGTCTTGCCGATGTGCCTTCAAGCAAAATGTAGTGGAATGCTCTTCCCCACACGCCGCGAACTTTCGTTCTTTCTGCGATGTCTGCTAACTGAGTGCGAGTATATCCAACGTCTGGAACAGCAGTGCGTAGCTGGTGTTCAATACCGTGTCCTGTGGAACTACAAGCATCATAAATTGTTGCTTTTGCTCTGGACATTGCTCTTTTGTGCACTGAGCCATTAATTGGTCCTTTCGATCCAAAATAGCCGTAACCTGCTGAAGAGCTTGGTTCGTATGAAATTAAGTCAAGTTGTGTGTTGACGTCGAATGCCTCCACGCGTGGAAGACTATTTATCTCCATTCTAACAGCGGAACATGAATCTGCATAAAGAGATTGGTTAACTGCGGTGATAGGAGTGTCTGGGATCGAGTACTCAAGTATATTCTTAAGGTGTGCTTCGCCGCTGTAAAAGCTGCGAGACCATCCTTCAATAAACTGAGTGTAATACTCTTGTTTAATATCGAGGAGTTCTTCTAAAGCGAACTCATCGTAATAAGTAACTTCAGGCTCTCGCCTGATAGTGTGAGAGTGATCAAGTCCTAGTGATTCGAATGAATTTTCGAAATCGGTGAACTGATACCCTGTTAAATCTTGTATTCTTTCTGCCATGACGGAGAAAGTGATGATAATCGAAGTTTATATAATCACCCTGACCTTTTATTAGCCAACTAAAAGTTG